GGTTTTACCGGCATGGATCTCAAAAAATATTGCTCGTCTGTCATTACTACGAGAAAAAGCAAGTTAAAAAGAAGATTTTGTATCTTGCCAGTGGCGAGACAATGACGGCTGATGACTATCAGAATAAATACATTGATAACTGGGATGATGTAATACCGCCCCCTAACATTATCAAAGAGCGCAAGACTGAGATTGAAGTCATTTGTCGTTATACGCTGATTGGTGATCAAGTTTTAGACTATAAAGAGACTTCATACCCTGGTTTGCCCTATGTATTCTTTGATGGCAACAGTCAGATGTTGCGCAACGGTGATGAGGGCTCTAATTACGAGATGATTAGGCCGCTCATTTATCATGCAATTGGGATGCAGAGATCAAAAAATATGCTTTTGCAGACATTTGTTAATGAAGTGCAAAGGCTGTCTCAAGGTACTTATCTGATGCCCGAGGATGCAATGCCGACGGCACGTGAGTTTCAGCAAGCGTGGAAAAAGCCACAAATGCCATCATTGTTGGTATACAAAGATAGAAACGATAAGGGTGAGCCAAACCCAGCGCCCATGACGTTGCCGAGGCAGCCTATACCATCGGAGGTATTACAAGCTTTAATGGCTAGCGATGAGTCAATACGCAATCTGATGTCTAGTTTCGATCCAAATGTTGCGCTTAACTCTGGTGATATATCAGGAAAAGCAATTATTGAAGGTGTTAGTCAGTCAAATGCCATGGCTAAGCCATATCTAATGAACTTCATTGCCGGCCTAAATCGTGTGTACGAGATTGTGCTTGATTTAATTCCGAAGTATTACAAAACTCCAATGACGATTCCCGTAGTGGATGCTGAGGGCAAGCGCTCTTATCAAGTCATAAATCAAGATGAAAACAATCAAATGAGTTGGAACAAGGGCGATTTAAACGTTGTTGTTGATGCTGGCGTTAGTCTTGGTGTTCAAAAACAGCGCAGCCTTGAGACAATGGCTAAGCTATCCCAGGCGTTTCCAATTGTTGGTGAGTTTCTGCAAGAAAAAGGGTTGCCATACATCATCAAGAATCTTGAGATTGATGGGCAAGATCAGATGTCAGAAGACGCCGCCGAGTTTATGCAAGAAAAAGAGCAACAGCAAATGGAAGCACAACAGGCAGCGCAGCAAGGCGCTGGCCAGCCTAATCCAATGGTAATGGATATGCAGCTTAAAGCTCAAAAGCAACAGCTAGATGAGCAGAAAGCACAGGCCGACATAGAAAACGAGCGTATGCGCATTGGGCTTGAGCAACAAAAGATCAATCAGAATGAGCGAAAAATGAATCTACAGGGTGCGCTAAGCGCTCATGACCAGCGTGTTCAAGAAGAAAAAGCAGAGACAGAGCGTCTTGTGAAAGCTGAAGAGTTGGCCATGAAACGAGCAAGTCATATGAAAGACATGACGTCAACTGACACTAATTTGGACAATAGTGACGAAAGTGCCTAAATGTTGCACTTTGTATAAATAGTCTGCATAATAAATGTACTTCCTAGTTTTCTAGGAGGGGATAAAGTGGGTTGAGCCGCCTGGGGCACTGGGCGGTTTTTTAAGCACCCACTCTGTCAATTCAACCTTTCTTTATCTATTCAACCTACCTTATCGCGGCAACCGCCGTTTACGCATTCATGCGGTCAAAATGATCGATAACAGCGCGAAAGCTGGTCTAACCGTGATGGGGTTAATAGTCAAATGTGAGGTTTTAATGACTGATAGTACTGTAGATACAGTTAATTCAAACATGGAAAATGCGGCTCCTGAACAGCAACCTAGTGTTGATTTTGAGCAGGAAAGACGCAAAGTGGCTGAAAATTCTTTTAAGGCTGGTTATGCAAAAGCAAAGACTGAACTTGAAAAACAAATGGCTGCACAATCTCAGGTTCAACCTGAAACTGTGCCTACTCAAACTCAAGAAGCTCCTCAAAGCAGTGAAGGCCAAGGTCTTACGCGTGATGACGTTTTCAATTTAATCAAAGAATTAAACGAACAACAGCATCAGCAACATTTGAGCCAGCAGCAAGAGCTAGAGGGACAAAGAATAGTTCAATCTTTAGACAATGCATTAGTCGAAGCTGAAAAAGAAAAGCCAGGATTACTAGAAAATGTTGGCAAGGTAAATTGGTTAGAGGATCCCCGGTTACACGGTTTATTGCGTGAAGCTGAGAAGCACCCAAACAAAGCATTTATCTTGGAGCATTTTGCTAACAATCCATTGCAGATGGGCAACTTTTTATCAGTTCCCGAAAATTTGCAAGGCGCAGCTATGAAACGTGTTGCCGATTCTTTGCGCATCAATGATGAGTCAAAGAACGTTGACGTACCAACAGATACTTTAAGTCGTATGAACACCTCCGCAGTTGGTGTTGGCAATGGCGAACGGACAGTAAGCGACTACAAACGCGATCCACGATATAGGGGATAAACCCTTATCTTATTGGAGCTGTTTAGTTAGGCATTGTTAACAGAAATATATTTTTCTATTAACGAGGTTGTAAAAATGACAGCTCCTGCAAGTAACTTAATTCAGGTACAACGTTACCTAGACGCAAACTTAGGCATGTTTGTTAACCAATCATGTGCTTTTGATCCACGAATTTCTAACATGAAATTCAAAAACTTTGAGAACGAAGTAGGCCAACTTGGCGCTAGCGTTCTTATCGAAAAACCTTTCCGCGCTCGTGCTGGTGATGGCTTGGTTATCACTGAGCAAGGCGTGCAAATGCGCAGTCAAACTCTGGTAACTGACAGAGCTAAACACGTTGCACGTGCATTTAATACAGAAGATTTTGTTTATACTGTTGAGCAGTATATGGATAAGATCGGTATGTCTGCTATGCGTGAGCTTGGCTCAGTTGTTGAAGCTGACGTATTTTCAGGACTACTAAGCTCTGGTTATCGTTTCTACGGTGATGGTAATACAGCGTTTAACTCACCAAACCAAATGGCTTTAGCTTTGGCTTACTTCCGTGATTACGGCTCAGTTAATAGCGATTTCGTTGGTATTATCGACGGTATCACTGAAGCATCACTCATCGGTGGTGGCGCAACTCAGTTCGCTTTAAATCGTAACAACGAAGAGTTAAATAGCTGGGAATTAGGACCATTCTCTGGCTGTAACTGGTTCCGTTCTAACGAACTACCTATTCATACTGCTGGTACTTGTGGTCAAAACGGTACTCAAATTACTTTTGCAAGCATTAATGCTGCTGGTGATGAAATCACATTCTCTGGTGCTGGTACTGAAACTGGCTTCTTCAAGGAAGGCGACCTATTGTGGTTTGACACAAACGTTAAATTCTTAAAGTTTGTTGGCCATACGCCATCACAAAGCGATGTTCAGGTTCGTATTACTGAAGATGCTGATTCAAGCGGTGGTAACGTAACTGCTAAGATCTACCCAGCATTGAAATATGATGCAACTGGCTTTGACACAGAAGCAAACTTAAGCCGTGCTCTGACAACTTCTGATACTGCTAAAGTTGCTAACTCTCACCGTCGTGCAGTAATCATGTCAGGCAAGCCTTTAATGATTGCTATGCCTAAGCTTCCAGACGAAAGCCCATATGTAACTGCTTACGCTACTGACAACGAAACTGGTGTTAGCTTGCGTATGTACCAAGGTGCTAAGTACGGACAAAACAGCCGTGGTATGGTTCATGACGTGTTATACGGTTATGAGTTTATCCACGAGCAAATCTTCTTCTTGTGTATTCCATTATAAGAAGATGAGGTGATCTAATGAATGTAAGAGAGTTAGTTAACGAAGCGTATTACATTGCGAATGTAAACTCAGCCCAGCTGCAAACTTTGACTGGTGAGCAGCTAACAAGGGGCGTTAACATACTCAATCGCATTCTTAGTGGAAAGTCGGCAAAGTTTTCCCAAATTCCATACATTACTAGGCATGATTTTGCCTGCGTGGTGGACCAAGAGGAGTACTTTGTCGACAATTTAGCGAGTGTAGAAACTTTCACAGTAAGCAAGGGTGATGTTAGATACAATATGACACCCATATCTCGTGAAAAGTATTTTGGCGACTTTCGTGTAAACAATATTTCTTCTTTGCCGCTTGAGTATTATGTTGAGCGTGGCATGAAAAATGGTACGCCAGGTATGCGTATCTTTGTTTATTACGAGCCATCACTTGCGGAATATGAATTTAATGTTGTTGGCAAAATGATGTTTCAGAGTGTGACGGCTAATACCGTCATACCTGATACATTAGAATTGGAAGGCTACTACATTGATTATCTGACATATGAGCTAGCACGTAGACTGTGCAGCTTTTACAAGATTCCTTTCGACCCTCAAGACATGCTGATACTCGAAGAGTTGCGCGATAATTTAACAGATGCGAATCAATTTGATCCGACTGTTCACATAATGAACCAATTTCCGGCGCAGGAAGCTACAAATTGGGCACGTGTTAACTTTCCAAGTGAGTACAGCCCATGATGGTTGATTTAGGTATTGTGGGCGGCTGTAAATTTGGCCGTGACCGCAATATCTCACAAGAAAGCACTTATAACATGTTCGTGACCGACGGTGCGCTTGTGTCATTTCCTGGCTATAAGCAATTGGTGCAGTTTGATGGCGTATCAATGCGCGGCGTTGCAGAAAGTATAAAGGATGATATTTTAGTATTTGTCATTGATGATGGCGTTTATGTAATGGACGCATCATTAAGTGCCACCAAGGTTGGTGATCTTGAAAGTAACGAAGGACCGGTTTACATTCATTCTAACAACGCATCACCAACACAGTTTTGCATATCTGATTTAAGAGACATTTATGTTTACACTGTTGGATCTGGTGTAAATAAGGTAACGCCACCTGTTTCTGACTTTGTTGCTGGCTACATGGAATATCAGGATGGTTATTTTATTTGCCCCAATAGGAACACCAACAAGTGGTATTTATCTAAGTTAAATGACGGCTCATCATGGGTTGATGTAGATTCTGCAACTGGCCTTTCTTACGAAGGTGCTTTTGGAACAAAGCCAGACACATTAGTTGCCTGTGTAGCTTTTAACCGTCAGCTATTTGTCATGTCTAAAAATGCAACTGAGATATGGCGAGATGTTGGTAATACAATATTCCCATACCAAAGGGATAATTCTTTATCTATTGATTATGGTTGTATTAGCATTGACTCTATTGCGTCAGGTTTTGGCGTTGCTGTATGGCTTGGAAAGAATGAATATACAAATCCTGTGATTGTTTATTCAACGGGTGGAAAGCCGCAGGCAATTGAGAGCGACGGCATTGACTACTTGATTGACCAGCTAGAGTACCCTGAATCTAGTAGCGGCTTCCTTTATAAAGATGGCTCACACACTTTTTACCAGATTACGTTTGACAGAGATAACATAACGATTACTTATGATTTCTCGACAGGGATGTTTTTCAGGAATACTGACGAAAACGGAAACCACCATATTGCGCGTAAGTTCTTAGAGTTTAATAACAGTACTTACTTAATACCTTTTGCTGACCAGTCTAATGTTGCTCAAGATTTAGTCTATTTATATGAGTATAACCAGAAATATACAACCTATGATGGGAAGACCATTCCGCAGATTCGTATCACGCCACCGCTTAGAAAGCCTGACACGACAAGATTTAGCATCCCACAGGTTGCCATTCGTATAAAGCAAGGTCGAAGTAAGCAAAAGCAACGTGCATTTATCGCAATGTCTCACAATGGCGGTATTTCATTTAGTGGTTACGCGCCTATGCAGATGAATACCTTTGGTTATGGTGATAACAGAATGGTGTTTAGGCAGCTTGGCTCAGGCAATGATATTACGTTTAAGTTTTTATTCCAGGGTGGCGTTGATTCTGACGAAAAAGTAGAAAACGGCGAATTGCATGAGGATATGACGATAACAGGTGGCGAGGTAGATATTCGATGAAAATTGACTCTTTACCAAATGAAAAGCTGACAGACGGTAACGGAAATATTAGCGAAGCGTTTCGCACACATTTTGAAAACTTCTCATCTCAAGCACAAAAGTTTTTATCTGATGAGTGTTATGTGTTTCCAACACAGCCAGACCCAAGGTCTTCTAACCAGAGCGTAAAAGCATTAGATAGCCAAGAACGTCTTGCTGGCAAGTATTACCATGCTCCAAGCAACACTATGAAGGTTAATTTAGAGAAATATACGAATGGGTCTAGTGAGCCATCATATGAATTTGTGCCGCAACTTTCGTACCATGAAGTAGATAGCACAGCAGATAGAGATGCCATGCCGGCTGCAAAATCAACGGGTAAGATTGTTGTTGTGCCATCAGACCCGACTAAATTTTATATATACGTTAACGGTGCATGGCGCACTGGTGCATTAACTTAAGAGGTATTTATTATGGATTATTTAGGTGGAGCAATTGGCGGAGCGCTAGGTAGCTTAATTGGTGGAGATCCATATAGTGCTATGCGTAAAGAGCTATCTAACGTGCCTGGTTTATATCAACAAGCATATGCTCCATACATGCAGGCAGGTAAAGAGCTGCTGGGACCGCTTATGCAGCAATACACAGGATTAGCTCAAGATCCTGGGGCAGCCCTTAGGCGCATTGGTGCTGGTTACACACAATCACCAGGCTATCAGTTTGAGGTAGGTCAACAATTAGGCGCTGCTAATAGAGCTGCTGCCGCTGGTGGTGATTTAGGTACGGCAGGCCACCAAGAGGAAATGATGAAGCTCGCGCAGAATCAAGCGTCTCAAGACTATGGTAATTATATGAACAGAGCGTTAGGATTATATGGTCAAGGTTTGAGCGGAATGGGCGGCCTAGAGCAGCAAGGTTATGGTGCTGGCGCTGATTATGCTGGAAATATGGCTAACTACTACGATACGTTAGCACAGCTTAAAGGCCAATCTGCACAAAGAAGAGGCAATATATTTGGCACCATTGGTTCTGCTGTTGGTGAATTTTTATAAGAGGTTAAATCATGCCTATTACACAATTAAGAGCAGGTTTTACGCCACTACCATCGGTTGAACAATCAAACCCATGGTTGCAGTCGACTAAAGACTTGCAGGCTATACAAGCGCAAGGTATTGCTAATCAATATCAACCACAATTGTTGCAAGCTCAGTTGCAGCAAAGACAGCTTGCGAACCAAAAAGCCCAAGAGTTAATGAAATATGTTGATCCTCAAGCACAGGCGACATTGAAGGCAACGCAAGCTAAAACACCACTAGAAGAAGCTCAAGCTAGATTGACATCTCAACAAGCACAGTATTACCCAGATATTGCATCAGCCAGAGAAGCATCAGCTAGAAACGCTGCTATGACTCCTATTCAAAAAGCAGCTGAATATTATAAAAATACAACTCCTGGAACATTAGAGCATGCTTATGCTGCATATGGATTAAGACAAGCAATACAAGGTAAGCAAGGCCTTAATATTCAAATGCCTGGCGGACCAACAATAAGTACGGGTGGCACACCAATTGGCATAGGCGCCGGCCCTTTATCTTCATTAGTTCCTACTGGACTTCCTGAAACTCAACAAAATCAACCTACTACCGTTGGTGTTCCTGGAACTTATGGGCGCGGCCAAAGAGGTATGATGACCGTAACTACCAATCCTGATGGGACTTTAACATATCGCCAATCTCCAACTATGGCTACGGAGTCACAGCAACAAAAAAGAGCAATGGCATCATCAGAGGGTAGTGTTTTAGAAGATGCAGTTTTGCAGGGAGCATCTCCATATCAGAAAGCTTATGGAATGGGTAACTTTAGCTTAGAGGATGATATATCAGCAGCTAAAAAAGGTGATAAAAATGCAAGACAAAGAGTAGTTAATTATGAAGCTGCTCGCCAATTAATGATGGATAATGCATTAAACAGATTAAGAATGGCAGGAAATCCTAACCCTGCTCAAAAAGCTATTGAGGAACAGGTTAGTAAAATGTACCCAAATATGCCATTTGATATTACTCAATTGTCATTGCCGGCAGATATAACTAGAGATGCAACTATAAAAGCTGGATCAGTTTTAAGGAGAGGCGTAGGCGCGGCTGGTCAAACCATGGTAACTCAATTTCCGCAAACTGTTGGATCACCAAGCCAAGCTCCCTCTTCAGGAGATAGAATAACAGTTGTTAATAAAGATGGTGTTCGTGGAACCATTCCGAAATCACAACTTAATCAAGCTTTAAAAGCTGGGTATAAGGAGGTTTCATAGTGAGAAATGATGGGATAGATTTTCAACCGATACAAAATGAAAGTTCTATAGATTTTCAACCAGAAAGACAGCCTGGACCACTTGAAAGATTCGGCGAACTTCTTGGAAGCATCCCTAGAGGTATAGCTGATTTTGCCGAAGCAGGATATGGAACTGGAAAGGAAATTGCCGGATCTCCGTTAACAGGTTTAGAAAATCTTGCTACAGCATCAGGGAGATCACTTGCATCAGTTCCATATAACATTGCTCATTCGACTGGATTGTCTAAGCATTTGCCGTTTCAGATTCCGGACTTTCCCGTAACAAAAACAGATCCAGCTTCTCAATTTGGTCAAATGATTGGACCTATGGCAATCGGAGGCCCAGAAGCAAAATTGGCTGAGGGTTTGGTTGCTAAAGGTTTAGAAGCATTGCCTTCATTTTTTGGTAAAAGCGTACTTGGTGGTGCCACAAAACTAGCTGCATCAGGAGCAGCTCAGGCTCCGACATATGGACAAAGTATAGGTCAAGGCGCTTTAACTAACTTAGTTGCCGGGGCGCCATTTTCGGCAGCTGCAAAAGTTGCAGAATATAGAAGTAGGCCAGCGTCCCTAACAAAACAGATAACAGATACAGGATTTCAATCTCATACATTGCCAAGAGTTATCTATAATAAAATGGGCGCTAATTATGAAAACTTTAAACCAAAAGTTAAAGCTGCATATCAGGCAGTCGATAATCTTGCATCTCAAAAACATGATTACGATCCATCATCTTTTTATAACTATGTTAAAAATGAAGTAGGAAGATTAAAAAATAAGGCTCAAACAGAAGACGTTAAGAGTCAATTAAACATCTTAATGCCATATTTACAAAAACAAGAAAATATACCTAGCCAGGTATCAAGCATTGTTGGCCCATCAGGAGAAAGAATACAAACTGCACCTGAAACCACTAGGGATATTGCACCGCCAAAAAAATTAGAAAGTTTTGGAGATGCTATTGACCTTGATCAAGATATAAACAAAAAGTATGGTGATTATAACTTAGATGCTATGCCTGGGGTTAAAAGGCAACTTGCTTCGTTGAAGAAAGCCTTATATAGCAATATGGATGATAACTCTCAGAATATTCCGGCAAGCGCTAGAGATGCTTACAATCATGCAAAAAATATGCATAAGCAACTAAAGTCATATCAAATGCTTGATGAAAATACTGTTTCACCATTTTTTAAAAGATGGTCAAGAGAATCAGAGGAAACATTACCTGATGGAAGTAAAGTTAAGTCACCATTATTAAATTCTAACAATGCTAATCCTGGAAGACTTTTAAAAGATTACATAAAGCCAAGTGATTCTATGGAAGATCATACGGCATTAATGAATCACATGATGGGATTACTTAATGATGAAGATAAACCATTAGTTGGTGCTGCATGGATAGCATCGCAAAATGATCTAAAGGGAGTTGCTAGACAACTAGGAAAGCTTAACCCAGATCAAAGAAATGCGATGTTTGGAAGAAATACACCATTAGCAAATCAACTTGAGCAGATGAACAGAGAATATAAAAAAACTGGAAAATTAAGCAAAAGTTTAGCTAGAACCCTATCATTTATTGAAGGTGCGCATTTAGGCCATCCTGTGATGGGTTATGCGGCAGGATCGTTAATACCTAAGATGGAATCATACTCTGAAAGCTTAACGCCTAGTTTTTGGTCACAGGAGAGGCCGCAGTCATTCCTTAGATCAATTGCGCCAACCACATTAACACCATTGGGCCTTCAACAACAAAGGGATAACCAATAATGACAGATTTTAATTCAGATACTTATTTCCTGGCGCCAGCTATTCAGCAATCGTTCATAAATAAAGCTGATGGTACATTGCTGGCAGGCGGTAAGGTTTACTTTTACGATGACGAATCAAAAAATACAGCTCAAGATGTATTTTATTTGACCGGTAACTACCCTAATTACACAGTGACGGCTTTCCCTCGTGACGCAATGGATCGATGTGTTATCACGCTTAGCAGCATAGGTACAGTAGTTGATCCACTGGGTAATCCTTGTGAGATTTACTATCACCCTTATGACTCAGAAGGCAAAGTATCTAACTATTACATTGAAGTTTATAGCTCTGATGATGTGTTTCAGTTCTCAATTTCTAACTTCCCAGGAATTGGGCAGGGTAGCTCAGATAATGACCAAGCAGAAGAGAATTACATAGGTAATGGACAATTCCTTCTACATAACAACATTATTGACCCTGTTAATGGCAACGGCACGATATCTCAGGATGACACGGCTATTGCACCTGGTGGTCATTATTTTGTTAGAGATAGCTCTGCTGGAAAGCAAATTGTTACATTCTCTAGAGAATCTGATAACGCTCAATCTGATTACCCTAGATACTCTGCATACTTCCAGCAAACAGGCACAGGGCTTGGTGGCACAAGAAAGGACTATGTGTTTAGATTCCCAGATGTTAATACATTTGCTTCTGATGACCAAACATACACATTTGTATTCTCTGCTAAGTCAGATGGTGGCAATCAAGATGTAGATATTTTCTATTATAAATATTTTGGTGTTGGCGGTGATACTCTACCGCCACAAACAATTACTACCAAAACAATAGATGGGTCATGGACTAGATATGCTATTGAAGTAACATTTGGTAGCAATGAAGGTAAATCAATTGGCGACAATGACGATGATTATGTCGAAATCGGTATTAGATTTCCTGTCACATCGAGCTACGGAATATATGTAACGGATGTTTTGTTGTCTGAAGGAACTAACCTTGGAGATGAATACCCAATCACCACCAAGCAAGAAGATTGCTGGCGAGCATTAGCAGGTGGCCATAAGTTCGAAGATGAAAGCGGCAACCCAGTATATGACGGATATCAAAAAGGATTACCTGTAATAATTGGCGACAAAGGCTATCAACCAGATTTTAGCGTTGTTGGCAAGATAGAGTCGTGGGGAAGAATCCCAGCAGATATAACTATTTATCCAGTGCTTAAAGCTGATGGTCAAGGATATAGAGCTGATAGCTCATCATCGCTGAATATCCCATACAAAAGGATATCGAACGCATTTTGGGATAGCACAACTAAAAATCATATTTACGGTACTGGCTACAACTTCTTTACGTGTAACACTAATTCAGCTGATTTATTAATTATGACCAACCAGGTTGGTACAGTTACAGCGCCAGATCCAGGAACTACAAGTTTTACAATAGATATTACACACCCTGCAACAGCGACTAATAATGACGTAAGGTCTTATTTAACGGCATCAACTAAATTCAACATTGAAAATATGTTTGCTGGCGAAATAACAAATCCACCAAGTAATTCAGGCGCTGGCGCCGCTTCCATTTCTATTATCAACAGCGGTACAGATAGCACATCTGCAACTAGTTCAGTAAATTTAAGAGCAGCTAGACAAATTATAGAGGTCACCGCAGAAACTGGCTCCAATTTGACAGTTGGCTCTGGAAGTCCTGGTAAATATTTTCAATTTGATGCCTATAATGGTGGTAATAAAAGATTTTTCGTTTGGTATGAGGTTAATGGTGAAATTGCTCCTTCTGTAACAGGCACAGCAATAAAAGTCAAAGTTGGAGCGTCTGATACGGCAGCCGTTGTTGCACTCAAAACTGCATATGCTGTTAATGGTGTAGATGTAAGTCAGTTTACATGTGTCGCTGCTTCTTCAATAACTGCTGGGCAATATTTTACCATTAATACAGTGTCAACCGAATATTATGTTTGGTATAAAAAAGACAATTCCGGAACTGACCCAGCGCCATCAGGAAAAACAGGTATCTTGGTTAATATTTTAACAGCGGATACCGCATCAGAAGTTGCCACAAAGACATTAGAAGCAATTCATAGATTTATGGTGGGTATGCCTGATTTACGCGGTGTATTTATTCGTGGTTTTGATGATGGTAGAGGTTTTGATCTAGATTCAAGTTTGAGATATAGCCTCTTGCCAAATTATCGTGGTGACAAAATTGGTACTATGCAGTACGACCAGGTAATGAAACATGGACATTTGCTGGATAGAGCAAAAATTACATCAGATGCGGAACCATGGGCTGGTGTTGGTACTAGATACTATGCAAGTCCAGATCAAAACTATGAAACAGTAATCACTAAACAAACCTCAGCTACTGAGGGATCAGAATCACGACCATATAACATGTCTGTATTATATGTGGTAAGATATTAAACAGTTAGGAGAAAAAAATGGCTCAAGATCCAATATGGTTGGTTGGAAAGGACCGTAACAATAATGTAGATTTTGGCTCGCCTTTTGTAGATGAGGCGTATCAATGCGTATTGTCGGCTGGCACAACAACCACCCTGAATGTTCCAACAGGGTTTAAAAAAGTTCTTATAACCGTACAGCCCGGCGCTGTTGTTTACGTTAAGAAAAATGATACTCCAGTTGCTTCTACTGGATCTTTTGTTAAAACAGGCGCTCATATGAACCCAGCTTTGAAATATAACATCGATGATGGTGATTCACTGGGATTTAGAGCTGTTGATGACGCCGAAATAGGTGTTATTTTCTTTAAGGTGTAGATATGGCTGATTTTTTTAATAATCAGAAAATTTATACAGAAGGCGGATTATATGCCAATACAGCATCACCACTATATGAGCAGCCACCAACTAATAATGTTTATGTAGATAGATTGGGTGCCAGTTATGAAACTAGGGGCGGTGATGATTATGAAGATAGAACATAAGGATAATTAAATGCCTATTTTAGATGATGTAGTAATTAACCAGCCTGTCGCTGATTTAACAGCTCTAAATGCATTGCCAACAGGTAATTTAGTGACTGGCCTTATTTGCATGGTAAATTCAGAAGAAGCTCTTTATAGATGGGATGGCTCACAATGGAATTTACTAGATTATGATCAACAATCTGAATTTGATGCTGTAGTTGATGGCACAGGTACAGATCCAGATACATATGCAACATTATCAGCAGCAATTGCAGATAATAAACAATATATATTAATTACTGCTGTCGTATCTGAATCTGCAAATACTACATTGTCTCAATCAGTTCATATTGTATTTGCTCAAAATTCATCATTAGATTTTGGTCCGTATAAAATTGATTTAAATACAACTCAAAGCATATATTTTTATGGAAAAGGCAATTACGTTACGTTTGCTGAAACAAGCTCACCTGGCGCTTTAATAAATAATGGGTCTTCTGCTTCTTTAATTTATTTTAATGATATTGTTATTCAAAATAATTCAACTTTAGATTTTTGTGGAATTAATGATAGCGGGTCACTTAATATTAAAAATGTGACTGTTGAATTGCCTAATCAGGCGGCTGGTGGATTTCAATCAAGTTCAAATGCAGATATTTTTGACGATGTAACTTTCTTTGGTGGTGGTGCAAACTGTTTTAGTGTATGTCTTTTTGGGTATGGAAAATTAAATAATATTCGTTTTACTAGTGAATTTGCAGAAAATGATGATGCAAAACCAATGGTTGCCTATAGCACCGCTACTCAGTTGACCAATATAACTGTTACAACTTCCAACACAGGTACCTTATATTTTCCATTAAATGGATGTTTAGACAATTTTAATACCAAAAATGCAAGTGGCACTGTTGAACTGATATTTAATGCTGCTAATTCATCAGCATCTAACATTAAAACTGATTCAATTACATTTTCAAATACTGATTGTTCAATTACCAATTCTGTCGAATATGCAGTAGTTACAATAAACAATACTAATTGCAAAATATCAAATAGTAATATTTCATCAATTACAGTTAACAGCACAAATGCAATATTGAATAATTGTTATATAACTTCTACTTTATTGATTGACACAGGTGCCAGCGCATATATAAATGGTTGCTCTGCAAATACTTATACAAATAATGGTACAGCAATAGCTAGGTCAGGCAATAATAGTATAATTGGTAATGACGCAATATATTTTAGTGGATCATTAGTAACGTTTGGTGATAGTCCATTTTCTGCTGAACAGCGTGGATTTTATCTATGTGATAATTCTGGTGGTGATATCACAATTAATCTACCGCCATTATCACCAGAAATTGAACAGCCTATCATTATAAAAATTGTCGATAACAATGAAAATTCAGTTATTATCAATGCCGATGGAGCGGACACTATTGATGGCGATTCCTCAAAAACTATATATAGCTAC